GCATCAGGCAAGTTCGTAGTGCAGGTTCGTCGTAGCTCTGATGATGCCTTGAAGTCCTTTACTGCGGATGAGGTTACTGATGGGACTTTGTTGGCTTTTGTTAATGAAATTCAAACACTAGGGACGGTTACTAACTCCGTAGGTAACGATGGTTTTACATTAACAAATACAAGCTCTACTGGATTTACAGCTACTACTGATACAGCAACTGGAGTTTGTGGTTGGCCCTATACTGCAAAAGCGGGAGATAAAATTACTGTTTCATTTGATGCTGTTGTAAGGGCAGGCACTCCTCAATTTATTCCAAGAAAAGCTACCGCTCTGTCGGGCAGTAACTTGGTAGACGTAGTTTCTGACAGTGCTATATCAGTTAATTCAACTGCCTCTTACTCCTTTGAGTTTACATATGATAGCGACGAGGCGGGTTCATTAACATTCTCAGAAGGCGATGATAACGCTGACTTTGATATTAGTAACTTTCAAGTAACGGTCTTCAAGGGAGCAGGACTAATTAAGACTTGGTATGACCAAAGTGTAGACGCAGGAGGAGGTGCGCACGGTAACCACGCAGTTCAAGCAACTGCTGGGAGCCAGCCTAAGATTGTTAATGCTGGGGCCTTGCTAGCCGATGGTCTTACATTTGACGGAAGCGATGACTCAATGGCCACAACTAGTGTAATTAGTAGCACAAACATTGCCATTGCTTGTGTTTCTAAATCAGCTAACAATGCCGTAGCTGGTATATTTTCTATGCTAGATGGATTTAATGACGGTCAGGAGCTATTGCTTTTAGCGGACCAAGTTCGACTAGCAACTAACAATGATGATTTAAATGCTTCAGCTACTACAACAAATCAAAACCTTTACTTTGCTAATTACGATGGAAGCACTCAGACTCTTTCGGTCAATGGCACTGCAAGTACACAATCGTCCAGTAGAACAATATCAGTTACAAATGTAGCTCAAATTGGCTCTAGGAGTGGAGGTAACCTTTTAAATGGGTCTATAGAAGAAATAATTGTATACAACTCCGACCAAACAGACAACCGTCTAGCCATCGAAGCTAACATCGGTGAAGCCTACAGCATCACTGGTATCCCTGCGTATGACAACACAGTGGATGGCTTTGTAGAGACTTGGTATGACCAGTCAGGTAACGGCAATGATGCCGTGCAAGTGGCTTCTGAAAGTCAACCTAAGATTGTTAATGCTGGTTCTTTGGTAACAGGAGGAATAGATTTCCTTGATGGGACTGAGACTTTCCTTGAGACAACTAACTCCGATATATGTAACGTAGCACAACTCTCTCTGTTTACTGTATTAACTCCACACTTAGCGGGTAGTCAAACTACCCCATTTTCTTGTGGGTCAAACGTCGCAGGTAGCACAGGTTATGGGGGTTGGATACTGAATCTAAATGGTTATGGTGACGTCGCTCGTTTCCAAACTCAAGCTAGAGGTGATAACACTTCTGGCGTAAATGGCATACACGCTGTACAAACAAGTGTAACAAGTAGCGAAACTCTATTATCATTCGCTAGTACTTTCCCCAACGCTTCTGTTTCGAGGAATGGTGAAACTGCGGTTACCACAAGTTCTATGAACGCCCCAAGTCAAACAATCACAAACACAAGAAGATTTAGAATTGGTTGTTCATTTACTTTTCGGAATTCTAACTTTTACACCCAGCCCATAAAAGAAATAATTGTATATACCTCCGACCAGTCAGCTAACCGTCCAGCCATCGAAGCTAACATTAACAATCAATACGACATCTACTAATGTATCTTATATTCCCAACCGAAGAAGCCGCCATTGAGCGAGCAGACGAAGAAGGCAAAGACAACAACTTCTCCTACTGGACTCAAGGCAAGGGAACCAGATGGTTGACTAAGCCAGTCCCTACGGTTGATGGGCTGTGGGCGTTGAATGTTGATGAGTATGACCTCGATGACCTTGAACAAACTACAGTCACAGAAGACGTAGTGTTCCCAGAACCAGAAGAATAATTTTATGCATAACAAATCAGCAGAGCAAATATACACCTCATTGGAGGGGAAGCGTTACCAATATGTAGATCGTGCGCGTTCTTGTTCTAAGCTAACCCTTCCTTACGTGATGCCAGAAGTTGGTTTTGGTGCTCACTCACGACTAGAAACACCCTTTGCGAGCGTTGCGGCAAGAGGAGTAAACAACCTCGCTTCTAAATTACTGTTGGCACTTCTACCCCCCAACGCTCCTTTATTTCGTTTAAACGTCGACACCTATGCGCTAAAGCAAGAAGGTGCTCCTGACGAACTTGTAAGCTCAATAGAAACATCACTACAGCAAGTTGAAGACGCTGTGATGGATGAGATCAGTCGTGAAAGCTACAGGGCTTCACTTCACGAGGCTCTCAAGCACCTTATCATCTGTGGTAATGCTCTTGTGTATATGCCAGACGAAGGCGGCATGAGAGTCTTTCACATCGACCGCTATGTTGTTGATCGTGACCCTATGGGCAATGTTTTATACATAGCCACAAAGGAGACCATATCTCACTCAGCGCTACCTCCAGAAATTAAGGACATGGTTGGTTACGAAGGTTCCCCAGACGACGACGTCGATTTATATACAGCAGTATGTCGCAAGGAAAACGGGTGGCATGTGTTTCAAGACATCAATGGCGTTCGCGTTCCTAACTCAGAAGGACACTATAAGTTAGACAAGAATCCCTATATACCACTTCGTTTCTCTCGCATTGATGGTGAGGCTTACGGACGCTCCTATGTAGAAGAATACCTAGGTGACGTGCAGAGTCTTGAGTCCCTAACACGGGCTATTGTTGAGGGTTCTGCGGCGGCGGCTAAGGTATTGTTCTTAGTAAACCCTAACGGCACAACACGACCCAAAGCGCTTGCTGAGAGTCCAAACGGCGCAATTACTCAAGGTAACGCACAGGATGTAAGCGTATTACAACTAAACAAATTTAATGACTTTAGAGTAGCACAGGAGACAATGAATGGTATTAAAGACCGACTCGGTCACGCCTTCCTGTTAACCTCTGGGGTAGTCAGACAGGCAGAGAGAGTTACAGCGGAGGAGATACGTATGTTATCTCTAGAAATTGAAAGCTCTCTTGGTGGTCTTTATTCACTATTAGCAACAGAACTTCAGTTGCCTATGGTCACCAGACTGATGGCGGTGATGAACAAAAAGAAGAGCCTCCCTAAATTACCAGAAGGCGTAATCAACCCAGTTATTATTACAGGTGTTGAAGCACTTGGGCGCGGACACGACCTACAGAAACTTGATATGTTCCTAGCGGGTGCAGGACAAGTTGTAGGTCCTCAGGCTGTTGCTCAATATATCAACGTCGGTGAATACTTTAAACGTCGTGCTACATCTCTCGGTATCAAAACCGTTGGATTAGTAAAGACAGATGAGCAGTTGGAACAAGAACAACAACAGGCTCAACAAATGCAGATGGCAGAGAAACTTGGACCCGCAGGTATCAAGGCTGTGTCAGATCAAGCCCAACAAGAACAAACTAGAAGCGAGTAAATACAATGGCAGAACTACACCAAGTCTCAATTAATGAGCCATCGGAAGATGAACAAATATCTCTTGAACAAGAGCACCAAATGCAGGAGGAAGCTAAGGCACAAAAAGCCGAGCAACAAGAACCCCTTGAACACAACGGAGACCGCCCAGAGTGGCTTGATGAAAAGTTTCAAAGCCCAGAGGATTTAGCAAAAGCTTATTCCGAGTTGCAAAAAAAGCAATCTAAGGCGGGTGGAGAGGCTGAAGAAGACATTCAAGAAGCCTCTGAAACCGACACAGCTCCTCTTAATAGCACGATTTCAAAAGCTCAAGAGCAGTATGCGGAAAAAGGAGAGCTTACCGATAAGATGTTTAAGGAGCTTGAGCAAGCAGGGATACCCTCTGAATTTGTTCAAGCGTATATTGCTGGACAAGAATCCATTTCCGTGTCCGAAGCGTTAGAAGTCCAAGACACAATAGGTGGTCGCGGTAACTACGAAGCGATGACGGAGTGGGCTAAAGAAAATTTAACCGATACAGACATTGATGCTTACGACGACGTTGTCACAAACGGCTCTTTAGAACAGGCTAAGATGGCTGTTCAGGGTATGTATGCTCGTTTTGTCGGTGGTGGTGGTCAAGCACCTAATCTTACACAAGGGAGCACTAGCGGCGACTCTGTTAAACCTTTTAACTCTGCGGCTCAAGTCACTGAGGCGATGAGCGACAAGCGGTATTCAACTGATCCCGCTTACCGCGCAACCGTTGAAAAGAGACTTCAAGTATCTAACGTAATCTAACCAAGCACTAATATGAACGTAATCAACTACATTATCGGAAACTCCGACAACCTCCTAGCTATTGCTACTGCTATTGTGGCGGCGGCTAGTGCTATCGCGGCTTTAACACCAACACCAACGGACGACGGGTGGGCGAAGAAAGCCTACAAGCTTATTGATTGGGTAGCCTTTAACGTGGGTAAAGCCAAAGACAAGTGATCACAACGATTGTTCAACTACTAATAGCCTTTCCCAAATTGGGGAGGCTTTTTTTAGACGTCCGTAAAGAATATGTTAAGGAAATTAAAAACCGTAGGCACTCTCATCATAGCGATGTTATTGATGAGTGGGTGCGTGACGGTAAGGGAGAGTCAACTGCCGTCGATCCTCCAGCAACTGAACAACCACGACTTTAACGAAGCCGAGAGATATACTATCGGTAATATACTAGACTACATCAACGAACTAGAAAATGAGTAAACGCAAGGGCGTCTCTATGCGTAAAGAGCACAAGAACCCATCTGGGGGCTTGTCTCAAAAAGGTAGAGACTACTACAACAAAAAGACTGGATCAAATCTTAAGCGTCCTGTAACGGGAAAAGCTAAGAAAGGCTCCAAGGCGGCGAAGCGAAGGAAGTCCTTCTGTGCCCGTATGAGTGGCGTTAAGGGACCTATGAAGGATTCCAAAGGTAGACCAACCCGTAAAGCTCTCGCCCTTCGTAAATGGAAATGTTAATATGAGCCTATACAAAAACATCAACCGCCGCCGTGCACTCGGCATCTCCCGTAGCAAGAAAAAGACTACGGTTAGCGATAAAGCTTATTCTAATATGAAGAAGGGCTTTCCTAAAAAGAAGAAATAATTTTACCGTCGACGACGACATAGAGTAATCACAGCCCATTGCGATGGATAACTGTGACAGAAATAGTCTTAGAAGACACCAACAACTAACTAAACTTAAAACCTAAACAAAAGGAATAATTATGGCTTTTATGTCATCTGATGCCGCACCTGCGTCTCGCGTAGGTTTGGATCAAAACAACTCAGGAGCAGGAGTGGATTCACTCTTTCTCAAAGTATTCAGTGGTGAGATTCTCACTGCTTTTGAAACGTCAACTGTAATGAAGGAACTTCACACTATCCGTACAATCGGTTCGGGTAAGTCTGCAAGTTTCCCCGTCACAGGTGTCGCCGATAGTGCCTACCACACGGTTGGTCAATCTATCGTCGAAACTGGAACAAGTTACCTCTCTGACATCGCTAAGACTGAGAAGCAAATCTTCATTGATGATATGCTTGTTAGTTCTACCTTCTTAGCCAACGTCGACGAGCTAAAGAACCACTATGACATCCGCAGTATCTATGCGGCTGAACTTGGTAAGGCTCTTGCTAAACGCTTCGACATTGCAACTATGAAGACGCTCTTCGCCGCTACTGGTGCAAGTGCTAACCTTAGTGGTCAAAGTGCAGGAACTCGCATCACTGGTGCAGACCTTGACACTACTGCTGAAATCATCGACGCGCTATTTGGCATCGCCACTACGCTCGACGACAACGACGCACCAAGTGAAGGTCGTTTCGCTATCCTCACACCAAAGACCTACTACCAGTTGTTGACTTCTGACAACAATGCCATCAACCACGCTGTATCTTCTGACTACGGTAGCGGTGGTAATGTTGCCGCAGGGTCTATCCCAATGGTAGCTGGTATCCGTCTAATCAAGAGCAACCACCTCAAGGACATTGCTGAACTTGGTGACCAACGCACAGCGACGGTCACAACTCAGACTGGCGTTGACGGTTCTGCTGGTGTCAAGAATGACGTAGCAGGTGTTACAGGAGATGGCTATGAGTCCAACTTCTCGGGTCTTGTTACTGGCAGTGCTGGTAGTGAAACCTATGGTATCCTTGCTGGAACAAAAGAAGCTATTGGCACGGTTAAGCTACTCGACCTCGCAACAGAGTCCGAGTATCAAATCGAACGCCAAGGCACACTGTTCGTAGCTAAGTATATGATGGGCCACGGCGTGCTTCGCCCAGAGTGCTCAGTTGCAGTTACTGTAGACTAATCCTTAACCAAGCACCCCTTGGGTCTATCCCCTTGGGGTGCTTTTTTCCCTGAAAACTAAAAAGAAGTGTATTTCTTGTAATCGTACGAAGCCTTTAGGGGCTTTTGACTTTCACAACAGAGACGCTGGAACCGTGCGTAACCAGTGTAAGTCCTGTCGGTCTATAAAACAGATTGAAAGGACTTATGGCATAACTCGCAAGGAATACGAAGATCTGCTTAAAAAGCAGGACGGAAAGTGCGCTATATGTTACACAAAAACACCTTCAAAAGATAAGAGCTATAAAAGGCTTTTCATAGACCACTGCCACACAACGGGTGACGTAAGAGGTCTACTATGTGCAACATGTAATCAAGGAATCGGTCTCCTTAAAGACGACTCCAAACTACTCAACAACGCAATTTTATATTTAAAAAACTATGGCAACCCTAACGACTAAACTAGAAGCAGTAA